AAACCGGCTTGTCTTAATGGATAATCAACAGCTCTACCGAATTGTCCATAAGCTGCATCTAATCCTGATTGACCAAGACCTTGTTGTTGACCGCCAATGCCGCCGAGTAAGCCTAATGTTTGGTATTGATCGCCTAAAAGACCGCCTTGCAGTCCAGCTCTAAAGCCTCTGTCTTGCATACCTAAACCGGCAGCCGTGTCAAAACCTTGTGAACGAAGTTGTGCAGCAGTTCTACCTACGGCATCGTAATAACCACGATCAGCGTCTCCTTCAAGTATGGCTGATCTGGATCCACCAAAGGCACCAGCGCCAATAGCTCTATCTTGACTGTCCGCAATTTGTATTTGCCTGGCTCGGTCTAAATCCTTAATCGCTGCATCAATAACTTGTTCCTGGTAAGGATTTTGATATTGAGCAATATCCAATGGCCCTGTCGCCATGCCCGCCAATTCAGCCCTGGGGTTGTAGCCCATAGCATCGCCAAACATACCTCTAGTGGCTGCAAAAGCATCCATTTGGTCTGGGTTAAACCCACTAACCAAATCACCGGTGTAGGGTGTAAACGGAATTTCTGCTGCTGATTGAATACCAGAGTAGGCTTGTAAATATTTTTCCTTGAGTTGTGGGTCAAGAGATGTTGCTGATGTTGTTGCGCCTTTGCTCATAATGTTTTGCTTATAATCCTTTCTTTCTTAAATCCATGTTTTTTTGCGTATCGCTGCCACCCAATCCTCCCGCCTCCGTAGAGCTTTTTACATTCAGCGATACGAGCAAACTTGGTGACTGCTTCGAGAATATCCTCACAATCTGACATATTGCCAGCCAAGAACAATAGGTTCATGGCTCGATATTGTGGAAATTCAATCAGTTCCGTCACGATGACGGATTTTTGATTTGGATGAGGCCATAACATCAGCTTACCTGTTGCTATGCCTTCATAAATATCCATAATACAGTATTCCTCTTGATATTTTAAGCACGTTTCAATCAATGGCTTACACCATTGCCATTGCACTTCCCACTCTTGTCTAGGTGACTGAGGTGGTGGCAAGGTTGCCTGAGTTGTCAACGCTGAGTTTGTACTTAGTTCCATCGGGACTCACTAATATTAATTCTGTGCTATCAAAGCCGTTTACTTCAATCCTTTCTCCGGCTTTAAATGATAGACCGTCTCTGTTTTCTATTTCACTGACCAGGTTATTCATATAGCCTCGGTTGTATTCAACCCCTGGTCGCGTTAAGGCTTGTCTAGCCATTATCTTCTGCCTCTGTTTCTAACATCCAATCTGATGTTGCCTAAACTAAAGTCCTGGCTGGTATCACCGGTGACGGTTAACATCACCTGACGACCTGTAAATCTTGCATCGGTATAGCCGTCTGCCTCAAAGGTGAATGAGCCAAAATCCGTTTCCGCACCCAAAGGGGTAAACCGACCTTTAAAACTTAAAGTAACACCAGGTAGGGTGTTAGCCTCACTGTCTGGAATGATTTGATTACACTGCACATACTGGTCGCCATTAGCTATTTGTATAGCGCCGCTGGTTGCATAAGGTTGAGAGGATCCAAGGTTATAACTGTTAAACAGATTGCCGGTTTCGTGCTTGAATACATAACCATTTTCATCACAAGCAATCGGATAATCCCAAACACCTTCATCAATGTAACAGCCTCGATTAAGAGTGCCAACAGCAAACACTTTTTCCAAATAGTTCCAGGTTATATACTTGTTTGGCACCTTACTCTCGCCGCTTGGAAAAAACCACCAAATCTCATTAAACGAGCTGTTGTGTCCACCACAGACCGCACCTGAATATTGTTTATTAATGTTATCAAAAATAAAATCTGAAACCGTACATGGAATTTCCCTAACTGAACCGTCATAGACAAAAATTGATTTCTCACCTAACCAAGCCAAGAAATTACCAGCTTGCACAATGGTTCTTGCTGAGATGGCCTTACAGTTGGTGCCACCATCAGACACGCCATAAACGAAAGGTTGTCCGGAATAATAGAGTTTGGCAATCCCACTCGATGTAAATAAAATGATGTCTGTTTGCCACTTGATGCCAGCTAACAAATCAGAGGTGGTTGGTACCTGTAAATCACCCGCAGTATTGGTACTGGCTGCTGTCCACAAGGTTGAATTTTCTCTTGATGACCATTGTATTTTTCTGGGGTCGCCACCCGCGCCTAAAGCAACAATATGTCGCTCATTACTCACCAAAACTGCCGAACAATCAGTGGGTGCATTGGTCAGCGCTGTGCCAGCAGCATCCGGCGAACCACTGCCTGAGTCTGGTCTGAACCTATAAATTTTCCCATCACTGGAACAGCAAAAGATCAACCACTCACCCCAATTATCAAAAGAGTAGGAGTGTTTGGCAAATGACAATCCAGATTGAGACCTGGCATCGCCATAATCTTCAACATTGTAATTGTAAGCCCCGAATCCAAGGGGATCTTGAGATTTTGGAGTGATGAACGAGGTAGGCGTAATATCGTACCAAGTCAGCGTTTTATCATAATATACATAAACTTTTTCCCTGGTGCCGACAGCTAAAAGGTTATTGCCGGAATTATCCTTCCAGGCAAACATACCAATCGGTGATCCAGTCAATGCTGTGGATTTTAATAAGTCCCAACCGCCAATGTTTTTCAAAACACCGTCTTGAAAGCGAATCAGGTTTGAATCAACCCAACGACCTTTGTTGGCATAATCAGTACCATTGGTAATGACTCCAGGAGGAGGGGTGACACTTACAAGGGCCATATTATTCGCCTATGGTTTTAGTCTCAGTCGTAGGCGTGATCTGCTCAGTGATATTAGCATCTAATCCATCTTTCATTGCTTGCACCCCATCTTCACCTATAGCTGTTTCAGTCCAGCCTTCTGTGTCAGATTCAGTCAAATCAGCGAAAGGGATAAAGTCAGTGCCTATATCTTCTAGTGATACAGATTGCGTGCCATAGACACTTGCAGCATACGGATTGCCTTCAGCATCGTCTTGATCGCTAGTCGCAGTTAAACGCCAGTGAACATTGTAGACTACATCGCTTTCAGATTCGTAAGTGGGATATACGTCAACTGTTTTACAATCCCATGCGTAAGTATTAGCCATTTAATTTTCCTCTTAGTTTATTTAATTAGCTTTCTAAAGCTGTAATTCTTGCTTCTAGTTCTTGTATTGTTTTGACCAATAGTGGTACAAGTTTACTGTGGTCTATTTGTTGGTATTCAGGGTTTCCATCTGAATCAACCGCATCTTTTTCGCCAACTATTGCATTGATAACAATATCTGAGACTTCGTGAGCCAAGAAACCATCGACTGTTTTATCTGGATCAGCAATAAAATTGAACCTTACTGGTTTCAACTGCTTCAATCTGGTTGTTGCATCCCAACCAGTGATCACATTTTCTTTTAATCGGTAGTCTGATGTAGTGTTAAAAGCTGCATTGGATGTATCAACAGAAATAGACCCAACCTGTGACCCGCCTTTTCTCAAACTAACAATTCTGCCGTCTGTGCCAATTCTATTAAGCCACAAAGGAGTATCATTTGTGTTTGCTATTTGAACTTCCCCAGAGCCAGTAATCATAGTACCATCTCCTGATGTGTTGTTATATAACGATGTGTCAGTCGTACCCACCAACAAATTTCCCGATGAGTCTATTCTCATTGCCTCAGTTCCAGCACCAGTAGCAAACACCATAAAATTAGAAGCATGGTTATATCCAATATAGCCAGGATAGTTAGCGTCTTGGTCACTAAAAAATATGTTTGCTTGTCTGCTATTATCGGTTTTTAAAGATATATTAAGGTCGTCATCTTCAGCTACATTATTTATGTCAAAATGATAGGTTGCGGCTGCTCCAATTCCAACTTTTCCCGATGAGTCTATGACTATCTCGTCTGCACCTGAACCATTATAGTTAAATCTAAAACTATCATCAGTATTAGTGTATAAAGACCAAAAATTAGCTTGGTCATCATAGGTATAGTGTCTTGTACCTGCATTAAAATATGATTCACCATTAACGTGAAGTGGTGCTGAAGGACTCGCGGTGCCGATTCCTAGACCAGTGGTATTAAATCTAGCTTGTTCATCTCCGTCAACGTCAATGATTAGTGCGCTTGCGCTGTTTGCGTTATTTTCATCAACTCTTATTGTTAATCCATTGTTTCCAGAACACATCAACTCGTGGTAAACACTTGTATTATCTGCATCTGTTAATCTTATAGCAGTTGTTGAGGCTTCAATTTCTAAAGGCACTGAAGGACTTGAGGTGCCGATTCCAACGTTACCCGATGAGTCTATTCTCATGCGTTCTGAGCCGCCATTTCTAAAGACAATGCTTCCAGCTTCATAATTTTCTATATAGCCTGATGTATTAAAAGCATACAAATCAAAACCATTAGTACCGCCAGCACCAGATGCTGAATCAGTTAATTTTAAATGAGCGCCATTACCACCTGCATAGCGTATTTCTAAACCAGTACCATTTTCAAATGATGGCGATCCAGTACCAATTCCAACTGCATCATTACCACCATCAACAAAAAGCATATTGGCATTGCCGTTGCTCTCGACTCGGAAATCTACATCGGCAGAATCTTCGTTAAATACTGCGCCACCGTCTTGAGTTAAAGCACCATCAATGTCAACAACATCAAGGTTAGCGGTGCCATCTATATCTATATCACCAGAGATGTCTAAAGAGGCTCCTGTGAAAACTCCACTCGCTGTAAGCGTAGTGAATGTACCCGCCGCTGCTGTGGTGCCACCGATAACCGAATTATCGATTACGGCTGCATCGAGGTTCATAGCAACTGATGTACCGGTGCTTGAAAAACAAGCATCAATTAGATCCATGTCCGTGTTTAATTTTGTACCCCAGGTATCAGTACTCGCACCCACCTCAGGTTTAGTTAGTGATAAATTTGTAGTGGTTGTATCGGCCATAGCTTCTTTGTCCTATGTTTGTATAAAATAATGCACAGCCATTCGCTAGGCTGCGTCTTGCCAGTTGGTTGTTGAGGGGTTTTGCTCAGTCCAGGTTGTGCTTGGGTTGACTACATCAGTGTAGGAAGTAGTGCTTGGCACATCTGGTTCCCATTTTAAACTACCTAATGCTGTAAATCCACTAACAGATGAAATTGTTGCGGCCCCTCTATCAATTTGTCTCGCAAGAGCCGAGAAAGAAGATGTCGCCGCAATGGTGGATTTGGCGGCAATGACATAAACAGCCGTTGCCGTAAAGCCGGAGGTTTCAGCCAGTGTTGCTGCTCCCAATTTAACAACCACTCCCGCGCTAGTAAAGCCAGAAGTTTCTGCTAGAGTTGCCGAGGCAACATGGATCCTGTGACCAACCGCAGTAAACGAGCTGGATGCTGCGATAGTAGCCTCACCACGATCAATTTGCCTGGCAGTAGCGGTAAAGGTGGATGTGGCTGCGATGGTAGCCTCGCCACGATCAATCTGTCTTGCGGTGGCCGTAAAGCCTGATGTCTCTGCCATCGTTGCAGAGCCAAGCAACACAAGATGACCTGTTGATGTAAAGCCCGATGTTTCAGAAAGGGTCGCCGAACCCAGAAAGACAATGTGGCCGGTAGAGCTAAAACCGGATGTTTCAGCTAGGGTTGCTGATACATAAAATGTGATTGATCCTGATGCGGTAAAGCCTGATGATTCAGCCAGTGTTGCCTCACCAAACTCAAAGACCGGTTCACCGTAAAACGAGTGACCGTATCGCCCAAAACCATAGCCGACTGAGGCCATGAGATTAACTCAATGTGATGTCTAAATCACCAGCATCAAATCTGAATACATCACCACTGGAAACTGTTTTTGCTGTAGTCAACGCTGCCCAGGCGAGTAGGTTTCCTGATGTGCTTGCATCAAAAACCCCAACCCATCCAACTTCACCCCAAGAGCCGGTTGCGGTTGCAAACTCGGCAGCACTGGAATTAGTCGCAGTGCATGGGTCAGTACCACTTACACTGAACGCGCAAGATATCCTTGCATACGATCCGCCTGAGACTTCAGTTCCACCGCCTGTATCAGAAGGTGCGGCAGTATAAAGTGCCAAATAGACAGTACCAGGTGTTGTGAACGCTGTGTTCGCAAAGGTGTGTTTGAGTAGTTTGTCCTCAAGATAATCCGAAAAAGCCATATTTATCCTCTATTAATTATTGCCCCAATAAACAACCTGTTTTTGGGTTCTGCCGTAAGTCCTTCGCCTGGGGATCAATGATCCTTTGCCAAAGGCGGCTCGTTGTTGTTCCATTCTCATTTCCTCTAATGTCTTGTCGAATAGGTTGGTAAAACCAGCCGCACGATCATCTTCCATAAGATATATCGATGCTGTTCTTAAACAGCCGTATAAATAGACATCAGGGTAGGTTGTTGAGACAAAGTTTGAAGTATTACTACTGCTCAATCCATCGATCTTAGAATAATATACTAATTGTAGCGTATAAGAGCCATCAGGGGTAGGGCATAATTCCATGGTGTCATCAACCAGGGCAAAATAAACCGGCTTGCCTGTTCTGTTGTCATTGGCTTTCCTGTAAGTATCAAGGCTCTCGATGGATTGTTGAAAAAGAGGGGTAAAAGTACCGGATGTAATTTCGACATTAATTGCCTCTAACCAGTCTGTCGGTAGCGTTAAATATTGAGCATCAGCGGTGGCCGTTGCTCGTTTAATCATGTCTTTGGTTCTGAGTTTTCGATTCAGCTCTGCCTCGGTTTGTTGGATAAAAGTATCCATCATTGAGTCCAGATCACTTCTGTTTAAATAATTGGCAACTGCCGTTTTTAATTCACTATAGGTCATATTCTTCCTTGCCAAACTCTAAAGGCTTTATTGTCAGGATCATTAAGCCATCGTTTCCAGGCTTTCGGGTCATTGTGCCAACCTTCTCTCAAGGCTTTATTCCAAATCACCTTGGGTATTTCAGCCGCGTGTCTAAAGGTTTTGCCTGGTTCTAATTCTCTTAATGCTCTGGCGTGTTCAATCACAGGGCGCACATTCTGAGCTGTGTGATAAATGGTTTTATCATCCTGGGTTATAAATTCTGATTTGAGCGTTTTAGTCAAATCAAGTGTTGTTCGTTTTATTGTCATCTTAAAAAATTGAGAGGGGTATATATCATTTCAACCCCTCTCATCACTACATTAGCTAGTGTTTAAATCAGCGACTATTCCATGAGCAGCTTCGTTGCTCATTTGTAGTCCATGTTCAACGACCAGCATTTTGGTAATCGCGTCACCAATAGTAGAAATATCCACAGATTCAAAGTCTCTGAGATATGACACTGCTGCATAGTTGGGATCAACTAAGAGCAGAGATCGTTCTCTACTAAAGTTATCAGGAACGATTTTTAGCTCACCAAAATCAGATGCGTACAAAGAAATAGATGCCTCTACGGTATCTGTTTCAATGACTTGTCTAACATTGGATCGACCAGTGAACCCAGATATAACAGTTTTGTTATAAGGGCCACAAATCGCCATGCTCATTTCAGCACCATTTCCAAATCCAGTCTGTAGGACTGTTTTTAGTAATGCCTCTGTGAGAGCGCGTTGAGTGCCGTCTGTGGCTGCTGCTGATGCAGAACCGTTGGCACCACCTGAACCCCTTGAAACATTGGATGTAATCCAAGATTCAAAAGATCGGGTTTGCCTTGCTGCTGATGCAGAACCGGCTACTTTTGCGTAGTTACCAGATAACGCCGTTTCCATGTCTCTCTTTAGGGCTTTAGCATTTAAAGCCATGAAGTGAGCAATCTGAGATTTTACACCCGCTGGATCACTCGCTTGTTGCGATCCGGTGACGGTGCTATTCCTAGATTGAATCATGGTTACATTTGATTCACGGGTAGTGGCTGCGGTAGTGGCTCTTGAAATTTCAAAGCCTTCTATCTCACCTGTTCCAGATGCACTTGGTAGTGTCTCTGTTTGCCAATCAAATGTGACGTTTTTAACTGAGTTTTTGCCAATGGCACTCAGGAAGGGTGTGGTCTGTGGAGAGATATTGTATATTATCGAAGATAACTGTTCTCTGTCAGACGTAGCCTCATAAGTGTCAACCTGTTCTGTTATCGCCAGCCTATTTATGACTGACTTCTTATAATTTCTTATAAGAGCGGACTATATCATCAACTCAATGAGTTGCTCCGCGCTCTTGGGCTTTTACCATCCTCGTCTTTCTCGTTAGGACTCCATAGCCTAGTCTCTGAACCTTACAAACATTTCTGTTTGTCTTGGCTGCTGATTTCCCTCATCTTATTTTGTTAGGGGTTCCCAGCAATTCACGGAGTTTGCATATTAAATCGCTTTAATATGGCTCAAGACTCTAAGCGTTTGTTACTTGGGCCATTTTGACTCCTTTCTGGATAAACCAGAAATTAAAAGGTTAAATTAATTGTTCAAACACTTTAGCCGCATCTGAGATAGCCCCAGTTTTAGCCAAGCGCTTTTTCGATCTTTTTAAAGGAGTGCTACTGTTTTTCCGAGTGACTGCGCCAGGTTTTCCAACTCTGTTTCTAGCGGATGCCTTTTGGGTGGGTTTTTTCTTCACAGCCTTTTGCGTTTTATTTTGCATCCAGCTATTTCTTAACCCTAACAACAATCGGTAATCATACACTTGGTTGATTTCCTCTGCTGTAAATCCCAAATCATTTATCGCGTGTTCTCGAATCGCCAATTTTTCTTTTTGTGCGATGGATTGATCCTTCCACTCAGGAACATGATTCTTTATTAATTGCTCGTCTCCGTACTGCATATAAGCAGATACCTGTTCAGCGTGTTTAGCATTAGCCTCTTCTTGAAGGCGTTGCTGTTCAGCTTGAACCGCTTGCAATTTCTGTTGTTTCTCATTCCATAAATCGCGTTCTCGAACATACCCGATAGGATCTGCTTGATATAAAGCGTTCCAATCCGGTTCATCACCCAATCCCTCTTTTAGAGCGGATTCCATTTTGGGCAATAGTTCCTTATAGATCGTCTCGTTTTTTGCAACCTCGCTTTGTTGTTGTTCTACAGCCTTTCGCTGTTGCGCGAGTTCTTGAGTCTTACGAGTGTAATCAGCTTGTCTTGAATACGAGTTTTGAAGCTCCTCGATGGTAACCTCAACATCTTCGCCGTTTATTTTAACAGCGTATAATTGCGGTTCATCAACTTCCTCTAGCTCGTCTTGTTCATCGTCAAGAGTTTCAGTTTCTTCTGTTTCTTCAAGGTCATCAGCTTGGAGTTCTTCCTCCTGGTCAACTTCCTCTTCAACAGTTTCATCGGCTTGTAATTCTGCTTGAGCCTCTTCTGGCTTGTCCTCTACAGGATCCAGAAATTGTTCAAGTGAGGTTACAGCCTCGTCCATATTTGTTTGTAAATCCAATGGCTTTGCCGTGTTGGTCATATTATTATCCTTGATAAAAATTAATGAATAATTAGACCGATTTTAACCCCTTGGTATTTGTAAATCAATAAAAGGTTAAATTACTTTGCGTAATCGGTTCAAATTAGCCTTGGTAATCTTGCCTTTTTCAACAATGATTCTGAGGTGTTTTTCAATCTCAGGAATAACTTTGACAGCACCATGAATCAACTCTCTAAAACCATCTTCATTTGGTTCGGAATTAATCCACATTTGCACATATTCATCATGCAGTTGTTTTATTGCTTTTTTAAAGACCTCTGATTCGAGTATTAATTCAGCCTCATTGGATTCGAGAATATCTTTATCCGTTGCCATAATTTTTTCCTATGTTGTTTAAAATAAATTGAATGTTGCCAAGACTCAGTGGTTGATAGCCCTTTGGTTTTTTTGACAACGAGTTAATAGACTCATAAACAGATGGCAAAGTGCTAAACGGCTCATAAATTAATGGTGGCCCATCCATATATGACTGTACTGGTAGTGGATTGTAAACATACGGCTCATAAGGTGGTTGGTCAAACGCCGTATAGCCTTGAGGGTTCTCAGGCGAATAACTAACGCCTGGCGCAATATAATCTCTGGGAATATAACCAGGATAACTAATATTAATCGGCGTGTAATCTACATCTTGATAAGGAGTGGTTTCATCTCCGTTTAATGATGGTGTGGTGTCTGTAGTTGTGCTTGTGCCATCTCCATCTCCGGTTCCATCGCCAGTGCCAGTACCATCTGTGCCAGTACCATCTGTACCAGTACCATCTGTGCCAGTACCATCTGTGCCAGTACCATCTGTGCCAGGTGTCGGACTAGGAGTGGTTCCAGGTGTCGGACTAGGGGTTGGACTAGGTACAGGACTAGGAGTAGGAGTTGGACTAGGTACAGGACTAGGAGTAGGTGTTGGTGGTGTTACTACAGGTGGTGTTACTACAGGTGGTGTTACTACAGGTGGAACCACTGGCGGAACAACAGGTGGTGT